ACCATTACTTGTAGCTGTTAAATAATTTTCACCTGCATCATTTTGTAATATTAAATCATTACCTCTTATACGCAAATCTCCTGAACCTACATGGTAAACATAACTATGAAAACCATCATGATATATACGCAAGTCATTTGAATCACCAAAAAAATGTTTTGCATCGTCTGGTAATTTAATTCCTGCTAATGCAGTAAGCATCATGCTTATAGAGCCACCATTAAAACAACAATGACTGGCACCCATCAACAAAAAGATATGTCGCTTGACAGCTTTGCTGATACCAGACTCTTGCATATCTTTTACATGACCTACTTCTGAATATAAGTCCTGTAAAGCTTGCTCAATAGTTCTTCGGTTTATAGATTCGTTGACAGAATCATACTGTGCTGGTACTAAGGGTAAGGCTTTAACTGTTTTCTCTGCCATTATCTCTTACCATCAGGTCTGATATCTAATCTTAAATCTCCTAGCCTCCATCCGTAATCACTAGAAGTATTAGATATTTTTAAACTAGCTTGTCTGCTTCTAGTTCTGGTATTTATAAATGTGGATTCTGGAGTAATATTAAATGAACCTAAAAGTTGTTTAGCTTGCAATGGATAATCCCTACCATCAATCCTAAATGTAACTGTGTTTGATGAACCGCTTTGATCTCTAAATTCTATATCTGGTATTAGTTTAGATATAGCTACATAATCTTCTCCGTCTGGATCAAGATCAAAGTCACTAGATTCTATAAATGCACTAAAGCTTGTACCATCTGCTGCGTGAGCTATCTCATGGTTATATAAGTAGTTTAGATTAGTATCATCTAGTTTACCTGTAGCAAGAGGATATATTCTTGTCGGTGCTTCGTTCCATGATGTTCTAGTAAAGCCATCAGCATTAGTGCCAATAGTCCATGTTTGTTCAAGGTAATTGTATATAACGTACTTATCTACCTCTTCTGATCCTTCTGAACAATAGAACCATATTACTTCGTTAAACTCTGGATTACTTCCGCCAAACACTTTGTATGTTTGGTTATAGTTAAAGTCTCCAAAGATATGATCTAATACTGTACATGGCAATCTTTGAGCAGCACCTGTATAGGTATAGAAAGCTCCACGATCCATAAAGAATACTTTGTTATCTGCTACGATAGCTGCGTTAGGAGATATCATGGATACACCAGATGCAACTTCATTGAAGCTGAATATAAATGGTGCACCTACAAATCGCATAGATATAAGTCCTGCATCTGTAAAGATAATTATTTCTTGTCTTGTTCTAACTGCACCTACAATGGTACTTCCTAACGATAGTCTTACACCACCTGCTGAGTTAGTAGCTGTTGGTGTCCAATCTATATTAGATTCAGAAGTAGAAAATCTTACAAGTAGTGGGTCTAGTTCTGTTGAACCTATAGGGTTACAACCAAATGCAATAACGTGTCTATCAATATCAGACATCATTATTTGTAAAACTTTTGTTGGTGGATTACTTGCTCCACCTATTGCACTTGCTTCTACAGCTCTTGTAGTTACGCCTGATGATTCATCCCATACATAGTAACTACCAAGTCTTACTGCTGCTAATGTATCATCTCCAAAGTTATCTAAGCTCCAAAGTCTTAACTGATTTGTTGCATCAATAACAGATGTTGTACCCCAAGAACCTGAACCCCAGCTTCCTGATCCCCAACCTGATGAGGGAACGTATGTGTCTAGCCCTGTGTTAATTTGATATTGTGCTGTTACCGAACCACCACCATTACCTGTGTCTGATCCGTTTGCTGCTTTTGGTGTTCCTGGATATCCTGAACCTGCAACCTTTGCAGTTATCTTGTAAGTGTTTACATCTACAATTTCATCTATCTGATACTCTTGATTAAGAACTGTACCAAATATAACACCACCTAATGTTACCGCACCTGAGTATGTTACAAAGTCTCCAGCTACTGCTTCATGTCCTGCATCTGTTACTGTAAGTGTTGTTGATCCTGCAACTGCTGCAAAAGTAGCAGCGTTAGTTGTGGTCTTTCTTATTGGTGTAATATCGTAGTAAGTATTACCTTCTTGTATATATAACTTTTGATGTGTGCCTAAAACTGTGTAGTTTGTTTGCCCTATATCTCTATAGGTATGTATTTTTCTGCAAGTGCCAATAAAAGCACTAGATGATTGTTTTTCCCAACCACCTATTCTTTCTGGTCTACCTTTTCTAAACCTGACTTTATCAGCATCAAACCAACCACCCTCGTTAGAGTAGTTAGTACCTTCCTTTACAATGCCTGGTCTAAATACATACTTTGCAAGTCGTCCCATTAAATGTTACTCCAATCTTCTCCCTGCCATAGTGTAGATTCTGCTTCACGTCTACGGACTAAACCTTGTTTAACTTCGCCACCAGCTTTATTCCAACGTTTCATTTGATTGGGTACAGTATGGTAGTCTCCTGCATTAAGCAGTTTTAACATAGTAGATGCGTTAAGATTTGCTGGACCTAAGTTATATGTCCATGATACTAAGGCATCATATTGATTTTGTTCTAGTTTTACTTTCACAGCTTTGTCTACATAAGCTTCGTATTCTTCAAGCTCTTCGTCCAACCATGCATCTGCTTCTTCTTGTGTACAAGTATCTCCCATTTTAACATCCTTGGTTCTACCCCATGCTATTGTAGGAACTCCTGCTGCACATAAATATGCTTCTAGTTTACAGCCTTCAAATTTCTTAATTAGACTTTTTCCCTCTTCCGATATTTTCATCTTCGTTCTCCTGTTTATCAAGCTCCCTATAATATTCAATAATTGAAAGAACTTGTTTAATATACCTTTTTTGTTCTGCTGTGTTGACTGATAAATTTTCATAATCTTTTGTACTCAATGCGTAGTAAGCTTGTCTAGGTGCGTTACCTTCTTCTACTAATTTTAAATATTCTGCCATTAACTCTGGTGTAAGAACTTCCCAATCAATGTCTACTAACTGTAACTCCATTGGTAATGGTGGATGATATAAAGGTGCTGGCTTTGCAATAGTCATTACTTCAACAGGTTTTGTTTGATTTGGTATCATTGAACAGCCTGTAACTAAACTTAACAATAATAAATATTTACTGGTTAATATTAGTTTCTTCATTCTCTTCCTCAAATTGATCTGGATCAGTTAAAGCTATAAGTTCTTCTTTGACTTTTTTAGTTCCTTTATTTACTATCTTTTCAATAAGTTTTGGTTTTGACAATGCTAAATTATCTAGGTCATGTTTTGCGAATGTGTTACGCAGTTGGTTTACTTCTCGTAATGCTTCCTGTTTTTGCTTTTCTATTGTTTGTATTTGTTGTTGTACCTTCTTTTGTGTTTCCAGATAATTTTTAATTGACTCGTTCTGTTCTGCTATCTTAGTTTCTAATACTATTGCATTAGCTTTTAGTACAGATATTTCATCAAGCAATCTATCTATGTACCAAGCACTACCTGCTACACTAGCTATTAATAATCCACCGAGTATAAGTGTTAGTTTTCCCATGTATATACCTTTATTGGTTTACTTTTACCTTTTACTTTAATCTCTCCTAATGATTTTAATTCATATGAAGATGCTTTCATAGTGCTATCTGCAATAACTAAATTAACTCCTAGTTCTTTACAACTTGATTCCATGCGTGCTCCAAGGTTTACTGCATCACCTATAGCTGTATAATCAAAGCGTGTTGCACTTCCCATATTTCCTATCACAGCTAGTCCAGACGATAATCCGATTCCAATTTCAATTCCTAAGTCTGCTGCTTCTATGTCGTGTTTTATTTGAATCGCTGTTTTTATAGCAGCATCTTCGTGATTATCTAAATCAAGTGGTGCATTAAAGATAGCCATCATTGCATCTCCAATATATTTATCTACCATACCACCATTAGCTTGTACTGCACTTGCTTGTATAGTAAGAGCTTTGTTCATAAGCTCTGTAACTTCTTCTGGTTCTAGTCTTTCACTAAGAGATGTGAATCCTCTAACATCAGTAAATAAGAAGGTAGCATATCTTTTTTCTCCTGATAATTTTAAAAGCTCTGGATTATCTTGTAATCTTTTGACTTGTCTTGGATCAAGGTAATGTTCAAATTGTTTTTTGATTTCTTGTCGTAATTTAAACTGCTGTCTAAATCTAAAATAATATTCTTGTAGTGATATAAATACTGCTGATATTAAACTATAAGTAACATCAATAAGTATATTACTTTTAATTA